CGAGTTCGGTTTTAGGACGATCCATTCCGTCTTGTATTGGTTTGAAGAAGAACGGATAATTAACACTAATGGGTACGACTTTGTCTGTGAACATTTTCTTAGCGTCTGCACCAGTTTTAGATAAGATTCCAAACCTCGAGTCGGAACTAATCGTGGCCAAGTTGACAAGTTCTGCAGATGCCATGAACGAAAAACCACTCCTTCTATTTTTAAGATAACACATACCGTAACACCTGTTATCTGCTTTACATGCTTCCCAGAAGATGAAAAATAATCTGTTTGCTTCTCTATATTCTGGTGCTCCGACATCGATCTTGGACCACTGCAAGTACATGTAATGAGTACCAGTAATATATACAGGGTTGCCATTATTGTAGAAATGAAAACCTTCTTCTCGACGTTTAAATTCTTCATCTATGTAATCGTACCACTCTTCTTTAAAGTCTAATGGATATTCTTCCCAATCAAACCTAGTTTTTATTCTTTGCAGTTCTTTGGGATATTCAAATTTTTCCCAATACTGTTTCTTTTTATCTTCGCTTCGTTTATACGGTTCATCTGCTGCTGGTAAAGCAATGCGAAGGTTTTGTATTTCAATGATTGATCCAATCTTTCCAGTTTTACTTATACAGACAAAATCATATTCAGCATTATAGCCATACTCCCATTTTTTATACCTATTATTTTTTTTAAGTATTTTAGGATTTATTAAACTATTTACTTCTTTCCAAAGTGTTTGCTCGTAACTCACTTACTCCTCCCTTCTGCAAACTTAAATACTCTTTCTTTTTTCTCTTCTTTTGGTTTACCACTTAATATAGCTTCTTCTTCTTCAATTCTTTGTAGTATTTCAAACGCGTCCATAATACAAAGCTTTTTAGTAGCAGCTGCATTTTTAAGTCTATCAGCTGATACATCATCTTCAGTATGTGTAATAATTTTTTCTTCAGCTACTTTAATTAACTCCTTAACCGCTTTGCGCCCAGCTTGTATTATATTCTTTCTCGTCTCTTTGCTGTCCATGGTTTATTAATATATCATTAGATTTCATACAGTAAACAAGTTCTTTGTTTATTACAAACTCAAACTCTCTTTTGTCTTTGTAGTTAACTACATCACCTTCGTTTACATTTAATTTTTTAAGTTGATCATTGCCATAGACCAAAACTCCATAATTCTTTTTTCTATTATCAGTAATAAATGTATTATCGCTTTGTAATGGTTTAACAAAACATCTATCACCAAAAGATTTCCAACCATCATTATAAAACATAAATACTTGATCCATAGAAACAAAATATTTATTATCTTTAAAATAGGCTCTTGAATTTTTTTCATTGCCTCTAATGTCATAAAAACGTCTAAATACATTATGATGGATTAATAGTATATCACCTTTAGATATTTTTGTTTCTATATTAACAGGTGTTGCTAGTACTTTAGCTATTGAATTAACAAATTTATGATTTTCAATATTAGTATTTAATACTAATTCTTTATCACCTATTTTTATTTTGTTTGCATATCTTTCGCCTAGTGGTTCTACTATAAAGTCATATAAAGCTTTCATGAATATGTTAAATCATACTCAACTGATATAGCCATATTTTTATTAAACTTTTTCCAAGGCAACACTTCTTTGTTTTTAGTTATATAAATATTATATGACTGATCATTTTCTTCAAACATTATGTCACATATATTGTGACCTCCATAGACTTCTTGGCCTATGGAGTAATGCATAGCATCGTTTTTGTAATCTGAACCAATGCTAATTTTTCTAATAATACTAGACATTATACAGCAGCTACTGGAGTTTCAATTTCTGTTTCTATTTCTGTATAGCTACCATCTTCTAAATTAATATTTACAGCTCCATACTCTTCTTCAAGCTCTTTTTTAAACTCTTCTATATCTTGATTTACCCCTGCCATCTCGTGTAAAAGCCCATGTTTGTTAGCTTCTAATACACCTATTTTGTTTAGTAAATCGTTAAGTTTAGTTTGTTGTTCTTGAATTTTCTTTAATTGTTTTTCTTTAATTTTCATTTGATTAAATTTAATTGTTTGTTTTTTATTATTGTACTCTTGGAGGTTCTACAAATATTACAGCAGAGTTATCAGCAAATGTTCCTCCTACTGTTATTCCTATAGTTCTACCAGTACCTAATTGATTTGTTGCCGCAGCAAGATCACTAATGTCAAGAGAAGCTCTTCCAGCTATAGGTGTATTAGTTGGAGAAACAGTTGCAGTTGTTTCAAAATCTATATCCCATCCATCTGATGGTACACCACTGTCTGAATAAAAGAAACACTTTACATATCTTTTAGTTGATGTAAATGTTTGTGGCAATGTAAATCCACCAGCGCTATTATTAGCAGGTAATACATAACCATCGGCATATGGCCCTTGCGTTACATCGTTATTAACACCACCACCAGATTGCCAATTAGTCTCATTCATTCTTCTCCAACCTTTATTATAACTAGCTATATCCGGCCCAGGGCTAAAAGCACAATTGACATATGGACCAGATTCATCATCAGCTTCTTGAAACCCTAATCTATCAAAAGCACTACTTCCAGTTCCTTCAAAATCAAAAGAGTTTACAGTTAATTGAATTTGTTCAGCATCATCTCCAGAATCAAAAATATATGTATATGTTTCACTATTTTGGTAATCACCTGTTCCTCCTGAATCACTAAATGGTTGTACCACACCAGGCGTAAGAACTGTTGTGTTACCAGAAACACTACTAGTTAATGCAATATTTGCTGCTGGACTAGGAGGTATGAAGTTGTTATATTTAACAGTTGCGTAACCATATATTAAAACTTTACCTGTAGCACCATCAGCTATATCTTCAATTGCAACTCCTGCTACTGTATTTTGAGCAGGAAGTGTAGAAGCAACTTCACCTCGAACTTCACCAAGATCATAATTAAAAACTACTATATCTCCATTAGATATCGCTCCTTTGGCTTTTACAGTTATAGCAGATCCATATTGTGGTTGACTAGATTGAGTTATGTCTGCTTTTATAGTACTAATATCTAAAGAACTAAAATCAATACCACCAGGTGCGTTCCAAAATAATGATACATCAGTACCTGTAACAGATGCTGTAAGTACTTCTCCGCTAGAAGGTAAACTTCCTGGTAAAATCCAAGTTTGATCACTTACAGTATTTCCAGCGTATATTTGAAAATTGTCTCCATCTTTTGTACTAAAAGTTAAAGTACCTGGATCTGTTCCGGCTACATGATTAGAGTTTATTACTAAGTTACCTGCAAAGTTTCCAGGTAAACCTAATGTAAGCGTGTTAGTAGTATCATCGCTCCAAGTAAAACCATCACTGCCAGCTAGCTCAACATTTGGACCACTAGCTGCGTAATATGTTACTCTTTTATCTATACCACTTCCTGATTGATTTATAACACTTGTAACTAGTTCTTGTCCAGTTATTTTAACATTGGTATTAGGTGTACCAGTCTTATAACCAGGTATACCGCTTATTAATCTTACATTGTCTTCTGCTTGAAAAGCTGCATCACTTATTTTTGCATTTGCCATTTTATATTTTTTATTCTAGTTCTATTTTACCACCATCTTCTAATAATACGATATCAGTAAGAGCAGATTCTAAAGCCATAAAATCACCTGTTGGGGGCGTTGGTCCTACTGATTTTTGTCCTGGTAAGTTTGATACCGCTGGTACTATATATGTATTTCCTATAAACATATTTTTATTTTAATCTGGTACTACTATAATTTCAGGATATAATTCAGAAGGTCCTGCTGTATAGCCTGTAGCTAATTCCATTTGTTCTTTATAAAAATTATCTTGTCCTACAAATTCGTTAACTCTTTGTTCTAATTCTGTTTCATAATAAAATTTTTCTACTACAAATTTATCATCATTGAAACAAAATACTTTATCCTTATTTAAGAATCCAAACATTTGTATATACAACTTATTATCAGTAAATACTCTTTGTAAAAAGCTTTGTTGGTCATATACAAAAAACCACATATTTACATGATCACTTACTACTCTCATAATTTACGTTATTATTGGACCGCCATCTACAAGAACTCTAAATTTACCTCCATTTTGTATATAGTTAGAAGCAAAGTCTTTAGCTACTTGACTGGTGAATATGTTATAAAAACTTTGATTATCTACAGTAGGATAAGCTAAAGTTAATTGAGTTTCACTATCAACTGACTGTATTATATAGTAACTTATATTTGAATTACTACTTGATTGCATCCTGTAAATGTCTCCTGCTACTACACCGTCTGTTTGAAAAGTAGCACTACTATCTGTTATAGTTGTACTACCTGAAGGTACACTAATAGCACCTTGTCTAACTGAGTATATGTTTCCAGAATCCCATTTAGCATTTGAACCCATATCTTGAACCATACCACCTGATGGAGCGGTAACTGGTTGAGTTAATGTTTTACAAGCAGCTATGATTTTAGCATAAGCAGCTTGTGTTATAATAGGATTATAATCCCAACTTAACCTAGAATTATCGTCATTACTAGTTGTTATATTAGAAAAATCTAATTGATCCCAAGCAATTTCACTTAAGTCATCAGTAGTGTCAAAAGCCCTTTGAATTGTATATATATTAGCAGGAAAGCTATCCATTTTTATTTTGCCAAAAGTTCCTAATCTAAAAACACTATCAAACCTTACACTAGGTAATGTAGTTGGCCAAGTTATACCGGTTAAATCTAACTCAGTATTTGTTCCAACGCATCCAGTTAAATAGAACATAGCATAGAAAGAATCACACTGAGACATATCCCAATTTAATGTAAAACTTCCATCAAATCTAACATTATAAAAACAAGCGTTAAAAGCTGTTATCGCACTTGTATCCCAGTCAGCACAATTAGGTGAAGTTGTTCCTAAATACTCTTGCCCGTGCAATTGGAAAAAGTTTGCTATATTTCCACCTGTAACTCCTGAATGTAAAAGATCACTAGAAAAATTTCTTGTTGGATGATTTTTTGGAAATGTTAAATTACCTGCATACCTAAAAGCATATATTCCACTAAAATCTCTACCACTTACTGCTTTAAGTTTATTTACTCCATCAAAAAATTTAAAAGACTCTGCTTGAGTAGGTGCACTTAACTGGTTTAACATATAAGCTATATTATATGTATTTATTCTACCACTTGAATCGCCTGTTGCTCCAGTGAAATCTAATACTTCTGGTTTACCATAAAAGAATTGAGCAAAATTATTAAAGGCAACTTGTGTAGGTCCAAATGCTACATTAAACTCTATATTTTGTCCTGGTGTAGAAAATCCTGATCCTTCAAAAAAATATCTATAGTTTTGAAAGTTAGTTCCATTATTTATAGTAGCGCTAGTATCAAAGTTTTCTATAAGTAAAGATTTCATTTTTACTCTTCTTAAGAAACCTGTTAAATCAATAGTAGCAACAGGATTAAATGTAATGTCTTTAACAATTACATCCATTCCGTCTGTAGTTTGAGAACCACAATAGTAGTTAACGTTAGTATTGCCTTGTGTACCAACAGCAGGATCTTGTGTACAGTTAGATATTTCTAAATACTCACAAGTTACATTACCTCTCCACATTTCACTTAGTGTGTCAAATTCAGTATCTTTTATGACACACCTAGTTAATTTAGGCCCATTGTTAGTTCCTGGTGTATTTGGATTTATAACAGTAGAAGCAAAAGCTCTTAGAAAGTTTTTTTTAGCAGTAGCAGGAGCTGGCCCTTTTGAACTTTCTGTAAAGTCATAAGCTACTATATCTGGAATACTTGTTAATCTTGTTTGATCAGTAAACATATACGCCCACCAGTAAAAACAAGTTTTACCCCAATTTAATACTTCAGTTATTTGTCTAGTAGTATAAGCTGCGTTATCACTTCTAAATCCACCATACTGACCACTAATTCTTATTATGTGATCACCAGCATCAGCATATGTATGTTCTACGGTTTGAGTACCTACATAAGTTTCTGTAGTTCCATCACCCCAGTCAATATCATAATCATACCATATACCACTAGCTCCATTGCCTCTTAGCTTTATAGTTTCATTAGGAGCATCTGTTTGCATAATAAAAACAAAGTCATCTCCATAATCTACGCCACCTCCGGATTGTCCAGGTAAGTTTACTATATTAGGTATAGTATAAGTATTACCTAATAACATAGTATTATAATAATGCTATAAGCTCACCTTCAGCTGAAACCCCTGTTACACTATTAACATTAATCACCAATATAGGTAAAAATGATCCGGCTGCAATACCTTTAAATGTCTGTGTGTTGCCGCTTTCCATAGTTACATTAATTTCACTAATCGCTACACCAGCATACAAGCAAGCTCCTCTTGCAGGTTGTTCTGTACCTGGTATTTGTGTAGTAATAAGAGCAGCACCATCCCACAAATCATATGTGTCATGAGCAAAAACCCTAACTTGCGAAGCAAAATCACCTGTCATATTTCTATTAGGTGCGTATATATTATCTGCCATTTTTATATTTTTTTACTTTTATGAAATACTTTTTCTGCGCCTCTAGATCCAAAGTACGCTACGTATACTGTTACTAACAATGTTTTTAATAAATCTACCCACGCAGTATCTACGTCAAATAGAGTGTGAAAAGAATCTATAACTATTAATATAGTACAAGCCAATGTAAGAAAAACAAGAGTCATAGGTCTTACGTTTTTACTTAACCAAGAATCAGCAGTCATATCTGCTTTCCATCTTTCTGATACAGCTATAGCTTCGTACATATCTAGCTCAAGAAGTTTCATTGCTTCTTCTCTATCCTTTGGATGCATAGAGACATCTTTCTCTAGCATATTTTTTAATACACCTAATCCACCTTGATCAGGTAATATTCCGCTAACTCTATTAAGCAACTCAGGTCCTCTTTCTTTTAAGAATACACCGACCTTAGTTTCTTTAAAAGCCTTTTTTTGTTTTTTCATTTAATTTTATTTAATTGGAGTTTCCTTTACCCATTGGGCATTTGGAAAATAGTAGTCATGATCTGGATACATTACTTTAGCATAGCCATTGTTATCAACACCTAATACTTTAAAGTCAACACCCTTCATAGTTATATGCCCGCCTTTAATAATATTGACGGGCTTATTAACATCAAGACTATTTTTTTTGTATCCAGTTTTAGAAAACTTCACTTTTTAACTTTAGGATATTCGCCATATAGGGTTTTTTGAATTGCAGCGTATTGCTCAGAGCCTTTTGGAACTTCAATTCCATATGCACCTTTACTAGGTCTATTAACAGTGTATCCTGTACTTCCGCTTGGTTTAGTATAAGGTTTAACCCCACTAACTCTCATTGATTTTCCACCAAAGCTAATATCTATTGGTTCACCTGCATAAGCTGACGCACCTTTTGTTGTCTGTCTTGTTTTCATTGAAATAGGTTTACCTTTATCAGCTTCCATTTCTTTTCTTATTTCTTCGTCAGTTTGATGCACGCCTCTCATTTTTCTCATACCTCTCATACCTTCTTCTTGCAACATGCCTAAGTCTTTAAGCATTCCGTGATTTTTAAGCATACCATTTTCTCTATCTTGGTATATGCCTGTTTTTTTCATAGCATTTCCATCACTCATAGATCCCATGTCAATGCCTTCACCTCTCGCCTCTTTCATTGCTTCTTTTTTAGATTGCTTCATACCATGGTCCATTTTCATACCATCGTATTTTTTCATTCCGTTGTTATATGCCATCTTGATGTTTTTTAAATTTTTATTTCTTTATTATACGCCTCTTTTTCCCAAGGCAAGGATTTTTTACCATCTATATTTTCACCTCTATTGTATATGTTTCCTTTCCAATAGAAATATTTTTTATTATAAACCATATCTCCACGTTTGAGTTGATCAACGTGTACCATTTCATGGCTCAATGTATTTATATATTGTTTAGGACAAGTAATATTTTTATTTATAACGATAGCTCCACCGTTAGTTGTTGAACCGTTTGCACTGTCTTCGCCTGTTCTATAAACTGGAGTCCAGTCTATGTTATATGGAGCTTTCATTTTAAAACCCATTACTTACCACACATATCACAAGATGGTCTCAGCATAAATAAAAATTCTCTTGCTGCAAAACCAAATGCTATGCCAGAATAAAATACATGACCTTCAGAGATCATAACAACTCCTAGAGCTGCTACAGCTGCTGATTTAGCCCATGAAGAATTAATAACTTTTTTTAATTGTTCCATATACATTAGTGCTTGTGTGAATGTCTTAGTACTTTGTGTACAGATGAAAAGTAACCTTCACCTGCCGCTACCTCTAAAGCTTTTTTCTTTTCGTATTTTGCAGCTTTCTTATGACCTGTTTCATAGTCATGTATAGCGTTTCTTGCGTAGTCTTGTTCTACTCTTTGTTTAGATTTCTTCATAATTAAGAATTTGCGTGATAGGCTTTAAGCATTTTACCACAGTGTGCTCTGCTCTTGCATTTACGCCATATACCACCTTTTTTATTATTAAGTATTACCCAGCCGCTCTTGTCTTTAACAATGCAACCTTTTTTAGTCTTTGCACAACCTTTACCTCTTGCCATTGTTCATATTATAAGGGAAGTTTTTATTAAACCATTCTTTGCGGTGATCACAACCGCATCCGCCTGGTATGCTATCTGCTAACCGTTTTATACCGGTTGCTTTTGTAAATCTTTCTATAGTATCGCCTAGTCCTCTGTCTTTCATAATTAAAATCTTGAACAGCACCATCTTTTACGAGCAGCTCTACCTCTTTTACCTGTCCAACTCTTTGATCTGCTACAAAAAGCTTTTTGTCTTTTATAAGCTTTAGTGCCTGGTTTAACCTTACAATTAGTAACAGCTGTCTTTAGTTTACTACCTGGATTTTTCTTTCTGTATTCACGAACACCTTTCTCTGTCATACCAGCGCCTTCTTCTACCGTTCTAAAATTACGGCCTTTTCCTTTAGTAGTTTTTCTAGGTTCAGACATTACTTTTTCTTTTTACGTTTTGTTTTCTTAGATGAAGCTCCGCATGGTTCACCTGTTTTTATATTAATCCAGTTTTCTTTTTCAAACCAATCACGTAATGTAGCTCCTTTTTTACGAGCTCCTTTAACATTTGTTTTACTAGATCTTTTATACTTACCAGCACGACCTGCAGATTCTTTAGCTCTTATAATTCTGTCTTTTTCTTTCTTGCTGAGGCTTGCAGCCTTCTTAGCAGGTAAGCAAACTTTTTTAGTACCACCACCTTTTTGTGCCATTACTTTTTCTTTTTCTTTTTCTTACGTTTACTTTTACCCATTTTACTAGGTCCACCAGCTTTAGTACATCTCACACCCCAGCCACTAGCATAAGCACTTGGCCATACTTTAAATTTCTTTTTTGCTGCTGCTTTACAAGGTCCTGATATTTTACCCATTACTTATCTTTTTTCTTTTTAATTTCTTCGTCCATTTGTTTACACCAAAACAAAAGGTCTTCTACTTTTTCTTCTAAGTCGTTAATATGTTTTGTTTGCCACTCTTGCTTTAAGTCATATTCAATACGATCTATTACAGCAGGTGGTAAACCTTTAGCTTCTTCAATGTCTGCTTGTAAAGTAAAATACACTGACATAAAACCTACTACACCAATAATTATACTTATAAACGTTTTTAAATCTATTTTAAATTCAGTAGATTCAGAGATTTTCATATTCTAATGTAGCATTAAAAGATGGACACGCTTTGTTCGCAAAGTCATTATGCGAATGTATTACAGCATTAGGATACATAGCTTTTAAAGTTCTAAGCACAGCAACTAATGCTTCTTTTTGACATTCCTGTCTAGTATCTTTCGGAGTCTTACCATCTGCCTCAACGCCTCCACAATAGCATATGCCTATCGAATTACGATTGTGCCCCTTGCAGTGAGCTCCGATTTTACTTATATCTCTACCCTTGTGTATTTCTCCATACAGGTCGATATAAAAATGGTAGCCGATATCATTAAAGCCTCTGGCTAAATGCCACTTTCTGATTTCAGCTACTTCAAAGTTTTCTCCTTCTCTTGTTGCAGAGCAATGTACTATAATTTTATTAATTTCTCTCATGATCCTGTAGGTGGTGCTGGTTTATCATAATACCCAAATAACATACTAACTCCCTTTATTAAATCTTTTTTCATTTGACTCGGTTTAAAAGTTTGAGATTTAATATCGGCTTTTTCTTTACCCACATTAGCTATATTAGTATTACCTATTAAATTTGCAGGTCCAACATTAACGTCTGTTGTTGAAGCTTGAGCTTTATACTCTGGGAAATTAGGATTTTTAATTTGTTTTAAAGCTTTTTGCATGCTTAATAAATCCTTTCTCATGACTTCTCTTTTTTAAGTATCCACCATTTATGAGCTGTGTATCCTAAAGTGGTAGCTAATAGTAATATCTTAAGTACAGGTTCTAACCAGTCAAATGATGCTATAGTGAAAGAAGTTATATTTAAACAATATAACTTTAAATCGTCTAAACCGATCACAACGCGTGCTTGTTGGCATTCATTACTGGATTGCCCTTATACTCTGGAGACTCTATATAAAAGCTACAAGGCTTTTTTCTCATCTCTTTTACTTTAGCAAATGGTTTTTCACCACCTAAATATATACCGGCTGGTGATTGATTTTCTTTATAATTATATCCTTCTGGCATGATTTCTTATTTTTTATATCCACAATTTTTCTTATACATTCCGTTGCCTCTCATTCTAGCTAAGGCATTTGGATTATATCCCATTTTTTCTACAGCAGCTTTTCCTTTTGGACCTGACTCAACTAGATCTTCTAATCCTGAACCTTTTGGTATAGGCTTATCTTGAGGCAAAGCATTGCCTACTTGTTTGCCTATTTTTACTGCTTTTAGCATTTCAGGATCTGATAAAAATTTTTCTATTCTTCTACCTGTAGCCATTTGCTTGTAAGTTAAAGTATCTTGAACAGGTTCTAAAGATTTAATTACTTTTCCCATCCGCATTGTTGGCTCTATAACCTCTGTCTTAACTCCTTGTTCAGGAGGAAGATTCTGTATTACTTTCTTCATAGACATTGTTGGTTTTGGAGCTTCCTTCTCCATTGTCATAATTCTTTTATGTTGAGCTAAACCAGGCATAGGCTGTGAAGCATAAGCAGCATTAGCTAATGGATCTGCTGAAGCATATTGATTTATCATAGGATTAAACTTAGCAGTTGAACCAGCATTAGCTCCTTGGCTTACAGGAAACATAGGTGTGCTACCAGGTTGAGCAACAGGCATACCTGTCATTGGGTCTATTTGCATTAAACCTTTTTTATTTCTGTCCATATTATCTTGTTTTATCTTTATTAACATAGTCAATAGCCTGTTTTGTTACCTTGTATATATATCGACTATTGTTTTCAAATTTTTTAGTTGGCATATCTTCTTCACCCAACATGATTCGGTACATACGTGCAATTAGCTGTTTACACTTTACGGATACTTTGTATATGTTATACTTTTGGGTTGTGCGGTTTCTTTCTCTCCACACGTATATCCACCCTTCCTTTAACAACCTGTTCCAGCGTCTGTTGTCCCAGCTATAAGAGTACGTACCTTTTTTAAAATCATCTTTGGTAAAGAAATCTATAGCATCAAGATATATTAGCAACTCAAGGTCTGCTTCTTTAAGATTACAGGTTTTGCATGCCCATTTACGTATAATACGATAATGTTTTAATAAACCGCGCTCTTTTAATTCTAACGCATCTATTTTCATAATACAATAACTACGTCAGATTCTTTTATAACTTGATACTCTTCGTCTTTTATTTCAATTTTTGTGCCAGCAAATTTATCATAATATATTTCGTTACCAGCTTTTATACCGTTAACATCAGTACCTACTGATTTAACTTTGGCTAACACATATCTAATATCTTCTCTTTGCTTTTCAGTCAGTATTAAACCGCCTTTAGTTTTTTTATTATCCTCTTTGAGAGGTTCAATTACTATATACTTTCCCACTGCTTTCATGCTCTAATATTATTAATTACACAATCAGTAGATAGTATAGTAGTTGCTACAGAAGCTGCATTTTGCAACGCTGATTTTGTTACAAGTAAAGGATCTATTATTCCGGCTTTAACCATATCTACCGTTTTTCCTGTAACCACATCTAAACCTTTACCCTCTTGACTAGGAGCTTCGTAATTATCTACACCTGCGTTTTGTAAGATTAACTCAAAAGGTTTTCGTATAGCGCAATAAAGAACTTCTTCTCCTATAGTTTTAGGTTGTAACTGCTGCGAAGCATTTAACAAAGCAATACCACCACCTGGTACTATACCTTCCTTAATCGCAGCTTTTGTAGCACATATAGCATCTTCAACTCTATCTCTCTTTTCTTTCAGCTCTACCTCAGAATTAGCACCAACTTTAACAATGGCAACTTTAGCCTTCAACCTCGCTAATCTACTCTCCAACCTTGTTATTATATGAGGTTTTGTTGCTTCTGCTATTTGCTTTTCTAACATGTTAATTATATCTTCAACATGTTCATTATTTGATAAATCAACTTTTAATATTGTATTTTCGTTATTAGTAACAGATTTTAAACAAGAACCTAAATGATCGATGCTGATTAAATCCATGTCATCACCTAAGTTTTCGTTAATCAGAGTCGCGCCAGTAACCGCGCAAAGATCTTCCAATGTATCTTTTCTACTAATACCATACATAGGCGCGTCTACGATGTTGACTTTTATATTACCTTTATTTTTATTCATAGCCAAAGCATTAGCAACTTGAGGATCAACATCGGCTATTATTAATAAACTTCTTTTTTCTTTTATAACATATTCTAATACACCTTGTATCTTTCGTATATTAGGTATTTGGTTTTCTACAATAAGAACTAGTGGATTGTCTAGTTCTGCAGATCCACTTTCATTGTTAGTTATAAAATAATTATTCTTTAATGGTTGCGCATATTCAACGCCTTCTATAAGCTCTACAACTGTATCTGGTTGATCATTAGTCTCCATCATAACTATACCTGTTTCATCTACCAACTTAAATGCTTCGGCAATTACACCACCTAAAGCTTTATCATTGTTAGCTGATATAGTAGCTACCTGATCAATTTTCTTGCCACTAACTTTTTTTCTTTTCTTTTGTAAATACTTAACTACATTTTCAACACCTAAGTTAATTCCTTCTTTTATATTTCTTAAGTCATCTAACTGGTCGTGTTTACTAAATTCTTCAAGTATTGCTTGTGCCAATACTGTTGCGGTTGTAGTTCCATCACCCGCGTCTTTAACTGTTCTTTGAGCAGCTTCTTTTATAAGGGTTGCTCCAATATTTTCTAATGGTTGTAGTAGTGTTATTGAGTTTGCTACTGTAACACCGTCTTTTGTTATTACTGGTTTGCCTTGTGCGTCTTCTAATATCACACATTTACCACTGGCGCCTAATGTAGAACTAACAGCGTTGGTTAGTTTATTGACACCAGCCAGTATCTGACCTCTAGCATTATCACCAAAGGCCAGATCTTTAACTAGCTTTAAATCTTGCATATTAAATTAAATTAAATTGTATTTGTTTATTTAAATGTTTTTACAACTTTTGGTCCATTGGCAAACTCAAGCTTTTTGCTATAATGTGCTATAGAGCTATCAATAGCAGCTTCAGCGCCATCCATGGTTTCTCTCCTTGTAACATCGACCCAGTTATCTTCTAAGTCTTTATACTCGGTTTGATAGTATCCATTTGGTAGTTGTACAATTCTCCAATTGCTTTTGGTTGCTACATGCTTCCATAGTTCAATGGTTTTTTCGTTTGGTTGTGGTGCATTACTCCACGATTTATGCGCGTAATAAAACGTCATGGTTTTATGTTTATTGGTTATTAATTATACTATCACTTAAGATAGTTGGTTTCTACATGGTTGTAGAATATTATACGCTGTACAAATGACAGCAAGGTCTTCTTCTAGCGTCTTCAAATACTTGGTTATATCCTCTCGTAGTTATTTCACTACCTAAATCTGGTGATGGAATTCCCACATTTCCTCCGTTATTACCTCCAACAGCTACACCTGGATCTTGCAAAGTAACATCACGAGCTGATAATACATTATAAGTACCACCAGATGTTCTAAAATATAACACGTAATTTTGTCCTGCTATTATTTGAACTGGATCTTCACCAGATACTGTTAATTCAATGATACCTCCATTTGTAGCTGTAGGTGAACCAGGTCCTAAACCACCACCTAACCAAAAACCGTTAGGCGCGCTAGTGTTTGGATCAATCAACTGACCTTGATATATATCAAATCTCATAACAGGTCCACCTGATCCAGTTCCATACTCCGCCATAAACTTCATTTTGTTACAAATAAAAGTAGCTTCAGCCACAACTTGTATCATTACAGATTCTCCTGCAGTAAAAGTATAATCTGCACCAAACGGAATATTTATTGGATTCCAACCAGTAGTAGGTGTCGATGCAGCTGTAGCTTCAAACTCTACTGATTGTCCAGCAGCGTCTGTAGTTAACGTCATACCTGTTCCAGCTACCAATGTTAATGTGTCGCTATTAACGTTAGCTATAACACTTGGTTGTCCAGATACAGCTACAGTCTTGAATATATTCTGAGAAGAACCTCTGTCGATATTTTCTATATCAACAACACCTGTTCCAGTATCTACTGATAGTCCATCTCCTGCTGTTATCTCAGTAACACCATCATTATTTATAGTTATTGTACCGCTGGAATTACTAGTGCTTATTGCAGTACCACCTGCAATATCTACAGTATCACCATCTGCAATAGTAGTAGCTCCACCTGAGTCTGCTTCAATTTCCCAATTGTCCATTGTTCCTCCACCTGCTGGTACACTCCAGTTTCCAGTACCATCTAAGTATTGTCCGGCTGTTCCACCACTTTTAGCTAAAGTAATAGATGGCGTATCAGTAGGATTAAGTGTAGTTAACGATAAAGCAGTTATACTACTGCTGCTACTCACTTCAGTGACTGTACCAGCTCCAGCTGGAGTAGCCCATGTGTTATCACCTCTTAAATATGTAGAAGAACTTGGTGTTCCAGTTGCTGATAAATCTGCGGTAACTGTAACTGATCCTGTTACAGGAGCGTTAGGTGTAAGATCTATAAACGTACCATCGGTAGTTGTTACATCTAAAACACCTATATTACTAATAGTAACATTACCAGTTGTGGCACTAATATCTATACCAGGCCCTGCTGCTAATGAATCTACTTTAGGTATAGCTGATCCTATATCTTGAATAGTACTTTGTTTAGTTTTATTACCATCAGCTACATCTGATATAACTACTAAGTCATCAATAGTAGGTGATGCTTTCTTAGGGTATGTATATATTATTGCCATTTTAATTTATTTTTTTTAATGTTGGCTGCCTGCAAATCCCCAATCAATAATTATAGTTAATTCTATTGGTAATCTTTTTGGAGGATCTTGTACTGGACGGTGAGTAACCATGTAACCTAAGTTTGATAAAGCTAAAATCTCTACACCAGATATTTCACTTTCTTCAACTGTTATACTTGTTAAACCTTCTGCGATAGCAGCGTGTATTTTTTTATTTATACCGGATAAGTTAATATCTACTAATGCTTCTCTTGATTTTCGAAAAGCTTCATCAGCTCTGTATATTCTCTTACCTTCCTTATCATTTTCGTATCGATCTCTTACTTCGTTTATAGCATCTCTAATAATATCATCATTTTCTATATCTAAAGCTTCTCTTATATCCTTCATGAATATATTTCTATCTTTATGAAACTCTTCAGCAACTTCTGGATCATCTTCATCTTTCATAAGTGCTTTAGATCTTTCTTTATTTTTCAATGTAATATTAACATGCTCAATTCTATTTGCTTTTTCAATGTCATGTCTTCTAATTAGCGCTCCACTTCTTAACGATTCTAACTCACCCTCTATTGATTTGATTTTTGCTCTTTCTTCTATAAGATTCAAATCTAATTCTTCTAATTGTTTTGTTTCTTTAGCTCGATCAGCTGTTTTTCTATCTATATCTTCTTGTACATCCGCAAGTCGATCTGTCAGTGCAACCTTTTCGTCTTTAGCACCATCTATATCAGATAATTTCTCATCTTTATTAGTTATCTTTGCGTCTTTTTGTTGTTCATTACTATCTAATGATTGTGTTAATGACTTATAAGCTACTGTCAATGCATCCATTTCAGACTCAAAGGTTGCAAGCTCTGTTTGACAGTACGCTAGTTCGTTAGCTTTAGTAGTTTTATTTGCTGTTTCAGCAGCTTTTTTATCCTCACTAGCTTGTTTTGATTTTTTTGTATCGTCAATTTCTGCTTGTATCTTGTCTTTTGTCTCTTGATTAGGTGCTCCTGCTTTCTCAGTTTCTAAATCTGAAATTCTTTTTGTGTCTTTAGCTATATCTTGGTCTAGTTCTGCTATACTGTCAGTTAAATCTGTTACCTCAGTGTCTAACTTTGCTATTTCATCTTGCTTCGCCTTGATATCACTCTCTTTTTCTTTTCTATCAACCTCGTTTTTTGCTCTATTCGTTTCGATGCCGTCTATAGCTTGATCTAAAGCTTTTATTTCGTCTTCAAGTGTTACTACTTCAGCTGTAAAAGTTGCAATATCTTTTTCAACTGCAGCTTTGTCTGCTAAAATCTTAGATTTTTGTTCGTTATTGTCTTTTATATCAAGACTTACTCTCTCTATAAACTCTTTTTTCTCTTGTTGAGCGACTAATATAGAATCTTCTTTCTTTTTCTTTGAATCTAATTCTGTTTCTTTAGTTTTTATGTCGTCATTTATTTTTGCTATGTCGTCTGGACCTAATAATGCCATTTTTTTTATGTTTTGCTAGTTAATATTTTTAATTATGGTGCTTATTTTACTTTATTACAGGTAAATCACTCTTTTTACCTAGAGTTAAGTGTGACATTTGCCTATTACTAGGTTATATTAACAGGCTATTGTCACTATTTTTGTTAGAAATATAGAGGTATAGTCTTATACCCTAACCTGCTGATTATCAATACGTTACAAAAACGATTTTCTTTGACCGGGCCCCGCCTCTTTTTCTTATATTTTTTCATATATATACGATTTTTTTTCATATTCAACATAATACTTCTAACATTTTGCATTTTACTACATACTAAATACGACGATCATTAGATAATATATATGTAACAAACAAAAACAAATAACAAAGTTAAATACATGTTACAAACTAAATACGACAAACAAAAGATAATAATAATAAATAAATGTTAAACTAATAAAATAAATAACTATGTCTAAATTAACTAACTTAACAACTAAAAGATTCGTAATTAGAAAGTCACTAATAGGCGAAAACAAAGTAATAACTTTTACTAACAAGAAAGATCAAACTTTCACTTATGATCACGACGTAATTTACACTACGTTTCAAGAAAAGTTCGAGTCAATGCCATGTTTTCAAGAGTATGGTAGTTACACAAACTCTAACACTGTACCAAAATTCTGTAGAGAATTAAGTGAAATGTCTTAATTGACATGTAGTAAACTATGACAATAGGTAGTTACTAACTATATCTAACTACCTAATGTCACATTACACTCAGAATAGTAATTATCATTACATACTTTGAAGTAATGCATTATACC